GCTTATAACTGTTCCATCTACATATTTAACAACTGCACTTCCATCAGGAGCAACTAGATTTTGGTCTGTTGCACTAGGAACTGATGCTTGAATAACTCCTGTCCCTACAGTATTAGTTACAGAAAATGTAACGTCAGGTAATTCTAAACTACCTTGTGCTAATACTGAAGCAGTATAGCTTCCATTAGTATTAGTAATCGCACTATTTGTTATCGCTTGTATTAGTGATCCACCTGATACGATTGTCCCACTATATAATGTTGTACTTGCTGAGTTTGTAATATCATAAGATGCATCCTCACAAGGTGATGGAGCTATTGTTCCACATATTGTCATTTCATTAGGAACTTCTACATCAAATGTAGCTGCCCATCCTGCCCAAAAGTTTTCAAAGCGTTCTGTAAATGATTCTAAGCTAGGTTGAGATCCTTCTAATAAAGCAAAGTTATCATTTCTTAAATCTCCTCTTCTCATCAATTCCAGGACTCTAGTAGCTACTGCAAATTGTGTATTAAGAACATCCTGCTCATTATCATTTCCTTTAAATTTATCTACTGTTGCTTCCTTAGATTTGTCAACTATATCCATACAGAAAACAGTAACATTGAAGACGTTTGTTCTCTCAGTTATTGTTGCATTGTTTACCTGAATATGAGCATAAGGTGCAATAGTTTGCTTAGATAAATCTATCTCATAAATGCTGCCCTCTGTAACTGAATTACATTGTGGGTCTTCAAGCAATTGAGTCTTAATTGTGTCTAATAAATTGTAATACGTTATCATTGTTTGTAGCTCTTTTTAATTAATGCTGCTTCTAGCTCGTTCTTTTCTTTCTCGAATGATAAATAAGTTAAACATTCGTGTATGTTTATTTTAGTGACTTCATCAAATCTTCTAATATCTCCTTTTGCGAGAGCATAAAAGTTTTGGTAAAAACCCCACTTTTTTGCGAAATGTCCTGCTGCTGTAATAGCTCCTCCATCATCTCTGTTTGAGTATAGCGTTGGGTAGCGTTCACTAAGTCTTTTGCTAAAGTCCAAAAAAAAACCATAGCTCCCAATGCAGCACCTAATGGCATAAACTTCATAACATCTGCAAAATCTTTTGTCCCTTTATACTCGCTTATCTTGTATTTATCCTTATATCTTTCTACGATTGGTCTAAACATAACTGACATAGCCTTGTGCATATCTTCAGGCTTTGTCATATATGCACTCAAATCTGCATACTCCCCTGAGGTAATTTCCTCTAAGCAAGGTATGAATCCAAACTCAACTCCTTCAATTTTAAATCTTTCAACAAAATGATTATTATCTTCCAGGATCTCACTTAATTTTATAACAATCTCCTGAACATTTTTGTGAGACATATTTACTACATCTCCAAAAGGAACACCACAAAGTGTTTCAATTGCACGTTGATTTAAAAACTCTCCTTCGATCCCTTCAGAAACTGATAAGTATTTTTGATATTGACCTAAAGTAATGCCATTAATATTATCAGGGATTAAAATTGTTTTCTTCATATCTAAATAACTATTTTATTGTGATTTTGTACCAAGTAACTTTTTATGATATATAATATTGTCCCTTGTTTGGATTATCTAAATGATATGTAATATTATATCTTGCTGCATCAATTGCGTGATTCCAATTATCTATGTATAGCTTACTTCCTTTGTCTGCATAAGAATAATTGTTAAATTCCTTCCCTATGTTTATGCTTCCAGGATCAATTATTATTTCAAAGTCTTGCATTCTTACAATCCCTGATTCAATTGTCCCCTTCTTAACAGGTTGTATGTTTACTTTTTGATATCTTAGGTCTTCAATCAATCTAGGCTCTGCTGAGTCTGCTATTATTAGCTTGTCTCCTACCCTATCTTTTATCATTGTACCTAATATATGAGTCTTGATCCCTTTCTGATAGATATGCTCTTTTAAATAGATTTTATTTTTAGCCTTATCAATAGCTACCTCAATTAATGTATCAGGGTCAACTGAAAATCCAAAGTCCATTCCACAAGATGTTTGTAAGCTATCAGGATTAAATGTATCATACTTCCAATTGCTAAACACAACTCCCTCTGCTTTATCTAACCAACCTCCTAGAATAATATGGTCATATTTATCCCTATTAGTTTTTTTAATATGCTCTAATTGATTTAAATAGTTTTGGCTTAAATTGTTTATATTGTCTTTATAGGTAGTATGAATATAAGTAGTGTCATTTACCATATGGTTAAATCCTGCCTGAACTCCTGATTGTTCAAAGAATCTCTTGTAAATGAAATGCTCTTTTGTTGCAGGGTTTAGTATCATAATGATCCTATTTTGTATCCCATTCTTTCTTACTGATAAATCAATTGTATCAAAAATCTTTTCATCAACTAACTCCTCTGCCTCGTCTAGCACCCAAGTTGTAACCCCTTGTAATGACTTTAGATTTGCTACCTGATTTCCTGAAGATGTTTTGATTCCTCTAAATATAATCTTGCTTCCTGTCTTTTTGTATATTATCTCATCCTTTGTTATTATGAAAGCACCTTCAGCATTTAATAGCTTTATCTTTTCAACAAACTCTGGAATAATAGAAATACTTGCAGACCTTAGAGTATATCTTGTGAATAATATAACGTGACCACTCTCTGCAATTAAAGTGCATAGAACTAAGTTAATTGAATAAGACTTCCCTGAACTCCTTCCTCCTGTAACTATAAAGTATCTGCTAGGATTATCAAAGACTAAATATTTGCTATTTATCTCCACGAAGCATTTGCATCATATTATTAAAATTGATTCCTGAATCAACTGTTCCCTCAATCTGAATACTATCTTTAGCTTTACCATCTATTTGCTCCATAATCATTTGAATAGCTTTTAAACTATCCACTCCTTTTTTACTCATTGCCCAAGACTGTAGCTTCATAGCTATCTGCATTTGAGTAGGTACTTTCATAACTACAGATCCATCCTGATTGATTGCAACAACTTGATTTGCAGGTATAGTTAAATTGCCTTCGCTTTCTAATAAGTCCTTTACTTGAGCTTTGATAGAAACAGGTCTACCTCCCTTTGTTGGATCATTGTTAGGAAATTGTGTTTTCTTTCCTACCATTGGATCTATATCTTTTCCGAATTTTGCCATTTTAAGCCGATTTAATGCCGTTTATAAGTTTAATTTAATAGTGAACTCATTAGCCTTTCTTTTAGCAGAGCTAATCATTCCAGGATATAACTTAATAAGTTTTTTTATTGCTTGTCTTTCCATCTCAACAGTTCTATAATCTTTGCATCCTCCATCTTTTCCCCAATGGTCATTTTCCCAATGCAAGTATCTTATAGCTAATATTCCTCCTTTATCTCTTATATGTCTTAAACATATTTCGTAATCTTCCTTTACTTTGAATGATTCATCAAAATAATACTCTCCGTCATTTATTATTCCCATTAAGGATGCTGTAACATAACTTTTTGTTAGGATAGGTTTATAGGGATATGTTCCTCTTGGCGAACTTTCTGTTCTTGTTCCCCAAATCTTATAATCTAACTGTTCTGCTAAATCAAAGTATTTTAAAAACTCTTCCATCCAAAATCCCTCCTCTCTAACCTCTACCTTTTTTGTATTTCTTTTATCTAGAAAGTTATACCCTACATTTTTCGCATCATCATCAAGCATTACCACATACTTTTCTTCTGTATTCTTTAAGATCCAATTTCTTGTTGCAGTAATACCTTGAACTTCCTTAGGAACACAAACAATGTTTTTTACTAACCCTTTGTATTGATGGTATTCGCTATCAGGAATAAAAAATGTAGAATTATTTTTTAAAATCTTATCTGTGGTAGTCAGTCCTGCTCTACCTTTACTTGGTACAGCTATCAACATAAAACTCTACTTTTAAAATCTTTCCAATCTATCACCCTCTCTAAGCTAACAGCATCAAATCCTGATCCTTTTTTATATCCTCCCCTTCTAACCATTTTTAGCTTGAGTGTTTCTTTTAAATCTTCCCATTCAATGCTATTTGGGTCTGCCATTATTAATATGTATTCCATTGGTGGTTTTAACTGTACTGATTGTGGAATTTCTATTTCATCCCCATCTTCCATTTTGTCAACTTCTTCCTCTATTGTCAACCCCCACTCTTCCATAGTATCTTCTCCTAGTTCACTTTCTAAATAGTCAAAGTCAAAGTCTATATTGGTTTTTGCTGTTTGATTATCTGCTAGAGCAAACTCTCTTCCTTCAGGGGTATCTAAGTCTATGTCATTTCGCTTTACTGCAATTAATGTCTTGCCATCTGTCTCTACAATTTTAACATCTTCAAGACCTAACTCCCCAAAGTTTTCAGTTGTTTTATTTCCTGCAATTATTCGGTTATTCTTGTCAATTAAAATAGAACGACCTGCACCAAATTTAGAAAGCGATTTCTCCATAAGATGCTTACCATATTGTGTTCCTTTATTAAAGTTCTTATCGTCAAACTTTAAATCAGTAATCTTTTTTTTAGACATATTATTGTTCTTCTTTATATGCTTCGTATACTTTTTTTAGCTTTGCTACAAGTTCCCTAACGCATCCTCCACAACCCATATCGTTTGAAACTCTCACATTGAATACTCTTTTACCTATTTGTGCTAACTCAATCCACTCTGTTGGTTTTATTGTCGTAGGATTTTTTCCGAAATAAAGATCCAGGACTTTATACTCCTCTTCGTTTAAACATTCACTAGTTTTAAAACTTAATAGTTTATTTAGCTTCTCTCTACGCTCATCGCATCCACAGTCATCTCCGAACACAGCTTTGACTACTTTTTTGATTCCTGTAGCTTCTGTTACCTTCTCTACTAAGTCTCCTAGACCTTCCATCTTATTATCTTCTACTTTAGCAACTTTCTTTTTAGTTACCTTCTTTTTTGCTTTCGCCATATCTTATTATATTAGTTCGTAATCCTTATTTAAATAATCTGTATAATCTTCTCCTACATTTAATTTTAATCTTTGCTTACAATTTGATAAAGTTGTAAAGATAGATGTCAAACTGATTCCTGTTTCTTGGCTTAATCCTCTCATACTTCTACCATCTTTCAGGTATGTATCAAATAACATTCTATCATACCAATGCCAGGACATAGTTTCTTCCTCTATTCTTTCTAGAACTTTATTATATCCTAGTACGTTTTCGCTTCCATCTATGTCTGCCATATCAAATCCTTCACCTAATCTTATAATGTTTTCGCTTTTTTTTATTCTTTGCTTTAGATGATTCATTGAAACTCTTTTTAAAGTGATCCAAAAATAAACCATATTAACTTGACCATCTTCTGTAAGCACTCTTTCGCAGGTTGGTTTATCCTTATACTTTTGATTTATTCTTTTATCACAATCCTTGTGCTTCTTTGTTCCTAGCTCTGATAATTCTATGTAAGCATCCTGGACTATATCCTCTGCATTATTGTTTCCTTCATTCTCAGGGAAAGATGTTACTATCTTTAAATACTCCTCGTGCCTTTCAGAAACTACTTTAAACCAATCCATATATACTAATTAACTACTTTTTGTTGTATTTGTTTATTCAAAGGTTTCTTCTTTCATTATAGGTCGTTCAATCCTATACTCTAAAAAGTTCCTATTAATCGTTAGTTCTGCACCATCTAATGAATTAATATAAAGCAATCCATCCATTGCGTCAATGCACTTAGATTCGTATGCAAACTTTCTTATAAACAGTTCTCCCTTTACTTTATATTCTACAACAAATAGTAAATAATCTTCATCCATATAAACAAACAAAAATCCCTAACCGATTAAAGCTAGGGATATATTAATTTTTAAAACGGTAGTCCTGATCCATCGTCTGCAACAGGCACAGCTTCTTCTACCTTGTCACATCTCCAATGACTTAGGGAATTATAAATCATTCCGTTGTATTCTCTTCCCCTGATTGAAAACTCAACTTCAACAGAGTCTCCTACTTTATTGAATTCGATAAACTTATCTATAAACTCCACCTTATCAGCTTTGTTATACATACTAAAGCTATAAGGAGTAGTATATCCATTATCGCTTGTTACAACAGTGTAATCTAAAACAACTGCTCCGTTGTCTAGTGTTTTCTTCTCTCCTATCTGCTTGATAGTACCTCTCATCTTGTAATTCATAGTGTTACTTACTTTTATTTTATTATTAATTTTTGTCAATATAAGCATTTTATTTTAAACTTATTTTAGTATATAGATTTTTTTCTAAGAAATAAACATATTTAACCATTTTATTATTATTATCAAAATCTGTATTTCTAGGTTGTAATGTTTTAATTATTTTACTTTCTATGATCCTGGAAATGTTTTTGCTTATATTAAAAATATAAACCCCTTCCTCATCAGTAACAATATATAAAAAAGACTTTTCTTTTAATTCAGCATTATGATAGTTCTTAAATAACTTCATACATTCAATTATTTTGTCATCATAAAACTTTCTCCTGTTTTTAATCTCAACAATATAATTCTCATTCTCTGCATCATAATCATTAAACTCATATTTCGACAAAACTAGGTTTAAATCAAATCTTTTATTAATTAAATCTATTGTCTCCTGCTCACTCATTTTAAAGTATTATAATATTCTCTTGCTAGGATAACTTTCTCCTTCATCTTTTTAATATCATCTCCTGAAAGAGTTACTTCGAATGATTTGATTCTATTCCAAATATCAATCTTTTCTAAATTGTGAAACTCTCTGACCTCATCTTCTGTCTCCTGACTTATTTCTATTTCTCCTCTTTTCCAGGATACTTTTCTTATTTCATCTTGGATCAATATTTCAGGAGTAGGAACTAAACAATAACTTAAATAGGATTTATGTATGTTACTCATCCACATATAAGCCTTTAATTGCCA